ATCTACTCTTTCCAACTCTGGGCAGATTTTTGACAAAAGGGGTGCAGGATGTGACCAAAAACAAATGGAAAAAACTGATTTTGGAGCAGATGTCTGCACTAGGGGTGCAGAAGGACGCGTATAATTCCGCGGTGGAGACTTTGGCGGGAATCCTCGAGCAGCGGGACAAGACTTTCAGGGAGTTCCAAACTTCCGGCGGAAAGTCGGTCATCGAGTACACGAATAAGGGTGGCTCGACAAACATGACGAAAAATCCGCTGCTTGTCATCTGGGATGATCTGAACAAGAGTGCTTTGGCGTACTGGCGTGAACTTGGGATGACGCCCTCGAGCTATAAAAAAATGACGGGAGACGCGCCGCGCCTGGAAAAGCCGGGCGGACTGGCTGCGGCGCTTGCCAGCATTGAATCCGGTTAAAGGGAAAAACTGGCCGGAGGTCCTCGAGTACGCCGAAAGCATTCGGGCTGGTAAAAAAGCGGCGTGCGTGGAGTTGCGCCAAGCTGTGGATCGGTTCTTTTCAGACCTAGACAATCCCGAGTACTGGATGGATAGCAAAGCACCTGAGTTCTGCATCCGGATCATCGAAAAAACGATCTGCCACCAGCAGGGGGAGAAGCTAGACGGAACGCCGCTGCGCGGGATGCCGTTCAAGCTCGAACCGTTCCACAAATTCATCGTTTACAATCTTGTGGGCTTCAAGCTGCGCGGGACGGACGTCGTTCGATTCCACGAAGCGCTGATCTTTATCCCCAGAAAAAACATTAAGACAAGCTTTGCCGCGGCACTTTCCTGGGCGCTCTCACTCCTTTACCGGCGCAGCGGGTCAAAGACCTACATTGCGTCAGCAGCGCTGATGCAGTCGCTGGAGAGCTTCAACTTTCTGGACTACAACGTCCGCCGGATGGGTGAGGACGCAAAAAGCGGCGGGTGTGTCAAGATCATCGACAACAACAATGAGCACTCCATGGAGGCCACGCTTCCGGACGGCTCCTTTTTTATTCGCGCGCTGGCGGCGAACCCGGACGCGCAGGATTCTTTAAACTGCAACATTGCGATCTGCGACGAGATTCATGCTTTTAAAACGCCGAAGCAGTACAACCTTTTCAAAGAGGCCATGAAAGCCTACACCAATAAGCTGCTGATCGGAATTTCGACCGCGGGCGACAATGAGCAGGCATTTCTCGGGCAGCGGTTAAAATATTGCCGAAAGGTGCTGGACGGCACGGTAAAGGACGAGCAGTACTTTATTTTTATGTGCTGCGCAAATCCGGATGAAAACGGGAATATCGACTACACTAACCCGGTCGTGCATGAAATGGCAAACCCGGCCTATGGCGTGAGCATTCGTCCGGATGAAATCTTGAACGACAGCCTGCAGGCGCAGAACGACCCGCAGCAGCGTAAGGATTTTTTTGCAAAAAGTCTGAACGTCTACACAAACGCGGTCAAGGCGTATTTTGACATCGAGGAGTTCCGGCGGAGTGACGCCAAGTACAGTTGGACGCTCGAAGAGTTGGCAAGGCTGCCGATCGACTGGTACGGCGGTGCGGACTTGTCGAAGCTCCACGACTTGACGGCTGCGGCACTTTTCGGACATTACAAGGGTGTGGATATTGTAATCACGCATGCGTTTTTTCCGATTGTCGCTGCGCATATCAAGGCAGAGCAGGACAACATCCCACTTTTTGGTTGGCAGGACGACGGCTGGCTTACGATGTGCAACAGCCCGACCGTTAACCATGCGGATGTGGTCAACTGGTTCGTGGATATGCGCAAACGGGGGTTCAAAATCCGGCAGGTCGGGCACGATCGAAAGTTCTGCCGCGAGTATTTCATCGGCATGAAATCGGCGGGTTTTCAAATCGTCGACCAGCCACAGTATTTTTACAAAAAGTCGGAGGGCTTTCGGCATATCGAGCAGAGCGCAAAAAACGGCGCTCTGTTTTATTTGCACTCTGAAGCCTACGAGTATTGCGTGGAAAACGTGTCTGCCGTCGAAAAGACGGACGACATGATCCAATATGATAAGGTGCAGCCGGAACACCGCATCGATCTTTTTGATGCGTCGGTGTTTGCCTGCATCCGATACCTCGAAAGCCTTGAAAAAAACAGGGCGGCGAAGAAATGGTGGGGTGAAACTTGAGCAAAAAGAAAAGAAGCAGGCCTGCGCCGCGCGCCGAGCCGGTGCGCAGGAGCATCGCCTTTGCGGGCGCAGACCTGTGGGAATCTATCGAGTGCCGAGGCTACGTGAGCCTTGCACAGAATCCCGAAATCTGCACGGCAGTGGACACGATTGCGCGGCTGATTGCGAGTATGACCATACATCTGATGGAAAACACGGAGACCGGTGACATCCGGGTCAAAAACGAGCTGAGCCGCAAGGTGGATATCAGTCCGAACAACAACATGACCCGCGCAGCGTTTATCCATTGGATCGTCAAGACGCTGATGCTCGAAGGGAACGGAAACGCGGTGGTGTGGCCGGAAACGCGGCGCGGCATTCTGCGCGACCTCAAACCGGTGCCGCCAGCTTTTACGGCGTTCGTTCCGGAGGGCGTGTGGGATTATCGTGTGGTGATTGCCGGGCAGGAGTACGACCCGGACGACGTGCTGCACTTTGTGCTAAATCCCGGGAGCTATTATCCGTGGAAAGGCGAGGGCTACCGGGTCGCGCTGACAGACGTCGCGAACAATCTCAAGCAGGCGGCCACCACAGAAAAAAGTTTTATGTCCAGCAACTGGAAACCGAGCATCATCGTCAAGGTGGATGCACTCACGGACGAATTTGCGAGCGCGGAAGGGCGCAGCAAGCTCCTGCACGAGTATATCGACACAGCGCAGGCGGGTGAGCCATGGATGATCCCATCCGAGCAGTTCAGCGTGGAGCAGGTTCGGCCGCTCACGCTCTCCGACCTTGCGCTCGCGGATTTCGTGCAGCTCGATAAACGGACGGTGGCGGCCATTCTCGGCGTGCCGCCTTTTGTTTTGGGCATCGGGGATTTTCATCGCGACGCCTGGAACAACTTTATCAGCTCCACGATCATGCCGGTCGCAAAGAACATCGAGCAGGAAATGACCAAAAAGCTCCTGTACAATCCAGATTGGTTTTTTCGGTTCAACGCGCGGAGTCTCTACAACTATGACCTGCGCGACCTTGCAGCGGTGGCGAACGATCAATATGTACGGGGGATTATGACGGGAAATGAGGTGCGCGACTGGATCGGACTTTCTCCGCTCTCCGGCCTCGACGACCTTGTGATCCTCGAAAACTACATCCCTCGCGGGATGATTGGAGATCAAAACAAATTGAACGGAGGTGACAACACATGATGTATAAACGCACGGCTGTGGCGCGGAGCGACGGTTTCTGTACCCGTGCCGAGGGAGGGAATCTCTATATTGAGGGGTATTTCGCCGTATTCGGGAGCCGGTACGAGCTCTGGGATGGCGCATATGAGACGATCGAGCCCGGCGCATTCGACGGACAAACGAATGGAGATGTCAGGGCGCTCGTTAACCACGACACGACGCTTGTGCTCGGCCGTACAACGGCGGGTACGCTTTCGCTGCGCGTAGATGAGCGGGGACTTTGGGGCAGCGTCACGATCAATCAACAGGATCAGGATGCAATGAACCTTTACGAGCGCGTGAAGCGTGGCGATGTAAATCAGTGCTCTTTCGGCTTTGACATCATCGATCAGGATGTCGAGTACAAGGACGGTGTGCCGACGGTGTGGCGAATCAAGGCTGTAAAACTATACGAGGTTTCCGTCGTAACGTTCCCGGCTTATGAGGATACCTCGGTAGAGGCGCGCCGGAAAGATTTTGAACAGGCAGAGAAACGCAGAAAAGAGGAATGGCAGGCAAGGATGAAAAGCCGCCTGAAAGGAGAAGACAATGGCACTTAAGACAATCATGCTGCGGCGCAGCATCGAAAAGAAGCAGGCCGAACTGGAAGCGCTCCGCCAGAAGGACGCGGAGTTTTCCAAGCGTGAAGCTGAACTTGAGACGGCGATCAACGAAGCAGAAACGTCGGAGCAGGAGCAGGCCGTAACCGAAGAGGTAGAGACCTTCGACGCGGACAAGACTGCGCACGAAGCAAAAAAGGCTGCGTTGGCCGGCGAGATCGAGGGCCTTGAAGCGGAGCTTTCCGAGGCCGAGGCAGCTGCTCCAACCAGAAGCAAAGAAAACCATCTCACAAAAGAAAGGACGGAAAGAAAAATGGAAACCAATATCAACATCCGCGCGTTGCCCATGAGCCGACGTGCGTTTGACGCGCTGCCGATGGAGCAGCGCAGCGAAATCGTCGCCCGCGAGGACGTACGCGAATTTTTTGCGCAGCTGCGCAGCATGAAGGGCCAGCAGCGCGGCGTATCCGGCGCAGAGCTCACGATTCCGGTAGTTTTCCTCGACATGATCGCGGAGAACATGTACCGGTACTCTAAGCTGCTGAACCGCGTGCGCATCCGCAACGTCAACGGCGAGGCGCGCCAGACCATTGCCGGTACGGTGCCGGAAGCGGTGTGGACGGAGATGTGCGGCGCGATCAACGAGCTGACCTTTGTCTTTAACCAGGTCACGCTTGACGGCTTCAAGGTCTCCGGCTACGTGCCGGTGTGCAACTCGATCCTCGAGGACAATGACATCAACCTTGCGAGCTGGATCGTGGAGATGCTCTCGGAGAGCATCGGCCTCGCACTGGATAAGGCGATCCTGTACGGCAAGGGCGCGGCGAGCAAAATGCCGCTCGGCATCGTGACCCGCCTCGCGCAGGCCTCGAAGCCCACCGATTATCCGGCAAATGCGCCGGAGTGGGTCGATCTCCACACCAGCAACATTCTCAAGGTGGACAGCACGGCCGAACCGATTACTTTCTGGTCCGCACTGGCTGTCGCAGCCGGAAACACCTTCACACGCTACAGCCGCGGCCGCCAGTTCTGGGCGATGAACAGCAAAACTTACGCCAAGCTTCGCGCGAAGCTGATCGCGTTTAATTACGAGGGCGGCCTTGTCGCACAGTTCCCGGGCACGATGCCGGTCGTCGATGGCGACATTGATGTGCTCGAGTTTATCCCGGACGGCGACATCATCGGCGGCTACGGTGATCTGTACCTGCTCGCGCTGCGCGCCGGTATGACGATCGAGTCCAGCCGTGAGGTACAGTTTATCCAGGACAACACCGTTTTCAAGGGTAAGGAGCGTGCGGACGGTATGCCGGTCATCCCGGGCGCATTTGTTGCGATTAACATCAACAACGCGGCGGTCACGACCGTGATGGACTTTGCCGCAGATACCGCAAACGACGCGCAGCTTACCGCGTTGGCGGTCGGCACAGAGACGCTGTCTCCCGTATTTGCGACGGGTACATACAGCTATACGCTCGCACCCACCGGGACGAGCGCAAAGATCGAGGCAACCAGCAGCCAGCCGGGCGCGAAGGTGGCAATCAGCTACGACGGCCAGAACGTGCGCAACGGCGGCACAGTGACATGGCTGACGGACGGCGCAGCGCATCCGCTGACGATCACGGTTACGCAGGGCAACGCGGTGCGCGTCTATACGGTCTCGGTAACAAAGTAAAAAACAAGGAGGTAAGCGACGTTGACGTTGACGGATGAAGACATTCTGGAGATTTTAAAGGTTGATTTGCAGGTTTCGAGCTCTGCTCTCGATCTGTATCTGCTTGTACTGATTACATCGGCCAGAGCCTACATCACGCAGGAGGGCATCACGCTGGCGGATACGGCACAAGATGCGATGCTCGTCGAAATGTATGCCGCTTACCTGTACCGCCGCCGACGCGAGGAAAACGTGCAGATGCCGCGCATGCTGCGGTGGGCGCTGAATAACCGGCTTTTCAGCCAGAAGGGGGAGGCAGATGGATGATCTCATTTTGCTGATCTCCGAAAGCTACAAAAAAGACGCGATCGGAAACGTCACGGTGACAGAGACAGCAACATCGGTATGGGCGCACCTGCAGTCGGTCACGAGGGCAGAGTGGGCAGACGCCGGACAGAACGGCCTGCAACCGCAGCTTGTCGCCGTGACGCCGATCGTAAATTACAACGGCGAGCAGATCGTGCAGATCGGCTCTGGCGAAAATGCGCGTCGGTATGCCGTGTACCGCACCTACTTAGACCCGGATAACGACAGCATCGAGCTGTATCTCGAGCGAAAGGCGGGTGTGGCGCGTGGCGCGGAAAATCCCGTTACAGGAGCTTGAGATTGAGATCGTGAAAGAGCTCAAGGCTTACAGCGACGAGGTCGCCGAAGGCCTAAAAAAAGCGGTGAAGGACGTGGCAAAAGAAACGGTCCGCACGTTAAAAGCGACCTCACCGCGGGATACTGGCGAGTATGCGCGCGGATGGACGTCCAAAGTGGAGTTTGAAAGCTCAGAGAACATCCGGGTGCGCATATCCAACCGCACAAAGCCGCAGCTCACGCATCTGCTCGAAAGCGGGCACGCGAAGGTAAACGGTGGCCGCGTGGACGGCAAGCCGCATATCCGCCCGGCCGAGCAGGCTGCTGCAGATAAGCTCGTGGGTGCCGTGAAGGTGGTGATCAAAAAATGACGCTGGAGAATCTATATCAGCTTTTGAAAAGCACAGGTTTGCCCGTGGTATACAGGGCATGGCCGATTGACGGAGCGCCTGAGCTGCCGTACATCTGCTATCTCGTTGCCTACAGCAACAACTTTTCGGCGGACGGCGTCGTATACCAGCCGATTGATCATGTGCAGATCGAGCTTTACACAAAAGATAAAAATCCCGAAGCGGAGGGCAGGGTGGAAAGCGCCCTGTCCTCGATCTTTTGGGAGAAATCGGAAACTTATATCGACACGGAAAAATGTTATCAAATTTTGTACGAAGTTGAGGTGTAACAATGGCGACAAACGAAAACAAGGTGCAGTTTAATATTAAAAACGTGCACTACGCGGTAATGACCGCAGACGGCGAAACGCCGACGTGGGAAAATCCGGTCCCTGTGCCGGGCGCCGTGAATCTGTCGCTCGAGGCGAGCGGCGAGATCACGCCGTTTTACGCGGACGGCGTTGTGTACTACAAATCCAGTTCCAACAACGGATACGAGGGCGACCTCGAAATGGCGCGATTTATCGACCAGATGCTGCAGGATGTCTGGGGATACGTGCTCAACGCCACCGACAAAACGATCATTGAGAATGTAGGTGTTGAGCCGAAGAGCTTCGCGCTCCTTTTTCAGATCGACGGCGATGCCGACAACGACCTGTACTGCATGTACAACTGCACGGGCACGCGCCCGGGCATTGTCGGCGCGACGAGTACGGACACCAAGGAGCCGCAGACGCAGACCAGTACAATCTCCGCGACGTCTCTCGAAAACGGCAACGTCTTTGCACGTACTACCAGCGAGACGCCGGAGGGCGTTCGAACGGCGTGGTTTACAAAGGTCTATACGCCTACCGCAGGTTGAGAAAGGTAAAGCATATGGAGAAAAGAATTCAGATCGACGGAAAGGAGGTGGGGTTTAGGGCTTCGGCCCTGACCCCGCGCCTTTACCGACATAAAATTGGCCGGGACATGATCCAGGACCTAAACAAGCTGCAGAAGGCATACACCAAAGCGCGGCAGGGCATCCATGCCAAAAAACCGGCAGAAGATGCGCCCGCCGAAGAGCGCGAGGCGTATGAAGCGCTTGTGCACGAATCGCAGCTTGATGTGACAGACCTCGAAATTTTTGAAAACGCCGCCTACATCATGGCGCGGCAGTATGACGCCAACATCCCGGACACGCCGGAGGGGTGGCTCGACGGCTTCGAGACGTTCTCGATCTACGAGGTGCTCCCGGCAATCCTCGAGCTTTGGGCGATCAACGCGAAGAAGACAGCGAAGTCTAAAAAAAAATAAGACAGACGGTGCGTGAAGCGACCGGCGCGACCTTTATGCTCCGCTGCGCGGAGTTGGGGCTGAGCCGCGAGGACCTCGACGACATGACGGTGGGCATGGTCTACGATATGCTGATCGAGCAAGCGAACGACCAAGAAAAATATCCGTATAAAGCAACGCAGGCGGATATCGACCACTTTTTTCCGAAGGGGTGAGTAGATGGCGGACCGAATCAAAGGCATAACAATCGAAATCGGCGGCGATACGACCGCACTGTCTAAAGCGCTTTCGGGCGTGAATAAAGAGATCAGCACGACGCAAAAGCAACTGCGCGACGTCGAACGGCTGCTGAAGCTGGACCCGGGCAACGTCACACTGCTCGAGCAGAAGCAGCGGCTTTTGGCGGACAGCGTCGAACAGACAAAGCAAAAGCTGGACTCGCTGAAAAGCGCCGAAAAGCAGGTGCAGCAGCAGTTTGCGCAAGGAAAAGTCTCACAGGCGCAGTATGATGCACTGCAGCGCGAAATCGTAGCTACGGAAGCGGAGCTTCGCAAGGCCGAAAAGGCGGCGGCAGAAACCGCGGACAGTGTGCAAAAAATCGATGAAAAGCCGGTGGAAGAACTGGCTGATGCAGCGCAAGATGCGGAAAAATCGCTTGACAAAGCAGGAGAAAAAGCACAGGGGCTTGCAAGTAAGATTTCGACGACTGCCGGAAAAGTATCCGACACGTTTAAACCTGCAACAACTGCAGCGGTCGGACTTGCCGGCGCGCTGTATGCGACCGTTCCGGCAACCGAAGAATTGCGCTCCGATCTGTCGAAGCTCGACGCGAACGCGCAGGACAACTCCGTAAGCGTAGACGCCGCGCGCGAGGCGTGGCGTGCTTTTGCGATACAGTCTGGCGAAACAGACAGCGCCGTCGAAGCGACATCCAACCTTTTGCAGGCGGGATTTACAGAGAGCAACCTGCAGAAAGCGGTGGAAGGGCTTGCGGGTGCAGCGCAGCGGTTTCCGGACACGCTCAAGGTCGAAAGTCTCGCAGACAGCCTGCAGGAAACGCTCGCGACGGGAAAAGCGACCGGCGCTTTCGGAGAGCTTCTCGACCGTCTGGGAATCGGTGCGGAGAATTTTTCCGAACAGCTTTCGCAGTGTACTACAGACGCCGAAAAGCAAAACCTCGCGCTGGAAACGCTTTCAAAAGCAGGACTAAACGACACCTATGACGCGTGGGCCAAGAACAACGAGGAGATGCTTGCGAATCAGGACGCAAACCTGCGATTTCAGGAGGCCATGGCAAGCCTCGCCGAAGTCGTGCTTCCGATTGTGACTACGATAACCGAAAAGCTCGCAGCTCTGATGCAGTGGTTTGCAAACCTCGATCCGGCTGTGCAGGCGTCGATCGGAGTGATCGTCGGTCTGATCGCTGCCATTTCCCCGATTGCCGGAATCATTTCCGGCATATCCACGGCTTTAGCTTTTTTGGCAGCAAATCCGATCGTGCTTGTGATCGCGGGCATCATCGCACTGATTGCGGTGCTAGTGTTGATTATCACGAAAGGCGAAGAGATCAAGGCATGGCTGGCCGGATTTAACGAATGGCTGCAGGGTGTTTTTGCTACGGACTGGACGGAGATTTTCGGCCCCGTCTTAGGCAATGTGCTGAATGGATTCTTTTCGCTGCTGAAAGGCATCTGGGACGGCGTTTATCAGGTTCTTAACGGTGTGATCGATTTTATTCAAGGCATTTTTACAGGCAACTGGGAGCAGGCGTGGAGCGGTGTGCAGGAGATCGTCTCGGGCGTGTGGGACACCATCACTGGGATAATCACAGGCGCGTGCGACCTGATTGAAGGCATCCTTTCTGGGCTGGATAGTTGGTTGCAAGGCGTCTTCAAAACGGACTGGACGGAGATTTTTGGACCCGGTCTGGGAGACATTATCAACGCTTTTATGAAAAATGTTGAAAACACTTGGAACGCGATCAAGCAGATTTTCCAAGGCGTGATCGACTTTGTGAAAGGCGTCTTCACCGGCAACTGGAAGCAGGCATGGCAGGGCGTTGTCAACATCTTCGGCGGCTTGTTTAACAGCCTCATAAACATGGTAAAGGCGCCGCTGAACGGCATCATCGGGCTTTTGAACGGCGCGGTCGGTGCGATTAACAGCTTGATCGGCGGTTTAAACTCGATCAGTTTTACAATGCCAAAATGGCTCGGCGGCGGGCATTTCGGCCTCAGCATCCCGTATATCCCGAGTATACCGTATCTGGCAAAGGGCGGTATCCTCTCGCAGGGCTCCGCGATCGTCGGTGAGGCCGGACCGGAGCTGCTCACAATGATGGGCAACCGCGCCATGGTGCAGCCGCTCACCAACAACACAACCAACCAGACCGACCTCGGCGGCGTCAATATCACGGTATACGGCGCGCCGGGGCAGGACGTGCGGGCGCTGGCGGACATCATTATGGACGAAATGCAGAATGCGACAGAAAGAAAGGCGGCGGTTTTCGGTGCATAAATTTTGGTTTGCCGGGCACTGCTGCCGCGAGTACGGCATCTATGTCAGCGGCGAAAACACCTTCAACGGCCCCGAAAGGGGCTATGAGCTTGTGTCCATTCCCGGGCGCAGCGGTGATCTGATCCGAGATAACAAGCGGTATAAAAACATTACGGTTTCTTATCCCGCTTTTATCCACAAAGACTTTCTGCGGAACACGGACGCGGCGCGCATGTGGCTCCTCGGCTCGCCAATGACATATCATAAACTGGAGGACGACTACCACCCGGACGAATACCGGATGGCGATTTTTACCGGGCCGCTGGATTTTGACACGCGGTTTTTAAATCGCTCGGGCGAAATGACGCTGAATTTTAACTGCAAACCGCACCGGTACATCAAGGCGGGAACGTGGGTGCAGGCGCTTGAAAATGGACAGGTCCTGCTTAACAACTGGGACGAATCGCTTCCGCTGATCCAGATCACGGGCAGCGGAAGCGGCGTGCTGACGGTCGGCGGCGTTACCGTGACGATTGACACCATGGACGGCAGCCTGACGCTGGACGCCGAAACGCAAAATGCCTACTACGGCCTTGAAAACAAAAACGGCACGATCCGCATCGCAGGCGGCGAGTTTCCGACCCTGCTCGCCGGTGAAACGCGGATTACTTGGAGCGGCGGCGTCACTGCGGTGGAGATCACGCCGAGATGGAGGACCCTATGAAACCGATCCTTTTTCCGTCCACCGCGACGGAGTTTAAAACGCACGGTCTCGGCGTCCTGACGGATGCGATCAGCTGCACGGTCACCGAGGAGCGCAACGGCGCTTTCGAGCTGACGATGCAGTACCCGGACACCGGCGTGCATTTCGGCGAAATCACGGACCGCTGCATCATCTATGCGATTCCGAGCCCGTACCGGGCGCCGCAGCCTTTCCGCATTTACCGGATCACGCGGCCGATGGACGGCATTATCATGGTGTACGCGCAGCATATCACCTACGACCTTTCCGGCGTGCCGCTCAATCCTTTTACAGCGATCAACGCACCGGATGCGCTTTCAAAACTCAGCCTAAACGCGGCGGTGGATAGTCCCTTCGCTTTTTGGACGGACAAGTCTACCGTCGCATCTTTTGCTGTCTCTACACCGTCGTCGACGCGCTCGGTTCTTGGCGGTTCATCCGGCTCGATCCTCGACGTGTACGGCGGTGAGTACGAGTGGGACGGCTTTACCGTCCGCTTGTACGGTCATCGCGGATACGACAACGGCGTCGTGATCAGCTACGGCAAAAACTTGACAGACATCGAGCAGGACCGCAACATCTCCAACGTGGCGACCGGCATCTATCCGTATTGGACAAACGCCGAGGGTGCGCTCGTGACCTGCGACCCTAAGATTGTCAACGCGCCGGGCACGTACGACTTTACGCGCGTCGTGCCGGTGGATTTTTCCAACGATTTTGAGGCGCAGCCGACGTCGGCGCAGCTCAGGGAGCGTGCGGAAAAATATGTCGAGGACAACAAAATCGGCATCCCAAAGACGAGCATCACGGCAAGCTTTGTTCAGCTCGAGCAGTTTCCGGAGTATGAGGACCTTGCACTGCTCGAAAAGTGCGACCTGTGCGACACGGTGACAATCCGCTACCCGCAGCTCGGCGTGGAGGCAAAGGCCGAAATCGTCAAGATCGAGACGGACGTGCTGCTTGAGCGGTATAACTCCGTCGAGATCGGCGACGTGCGCACCAACATCGCGGACACTATCGTCGGGCAGCAACAGGAGATTAAGCAAAAACCGAGCGAGACTTACTTGCGCGAGGCAGTGCTTGCGCTTACGGAGACCATCCTCGGCGCATCCGGCGGCGCGGTGCGCTTGCTGGACACCAACAACGACGGCATGCCGGACACGCTGTACATCGCGGATGATCCGGACCCAACCAAAGCGCGCAATGTGTGGCGCTTTAACCATGAGGGCTGGGGTGCGAGCGAGAGCGGATATAACGGGCCGTTTACCTACGGCGCTACGTTAAAAAACGGTATGGTCGCCGATTTTATCACAGCGGGCACACTCAATGCTGATCTCGTCAACATCGTCAACTTGATCGCCAACCATGTTGTAAGCCGAAACGCCGGATTTGAGATGGACCTGTGGGCGGCGGTGCTGAGACTGATGGAAAACGACAACTTACGCGTGCGCATCTACTCGACAGCCCAAAGCGCCGGAGGCATTGTGCAGGTCTTTTCCGGCACCGTGACAAATGAGGGCGGCCTCGGCGAGGACAGCAATTACTCGTACTTCGGGCCGATTGGCGTAGGCGTGGGCGAAAAAAGCGACGGAAGCTATGCCGGGACGATTAAAACTGGGACGTTGGTCGTTTACAACGCGGTTAAAACCGAAAGCGGAAACTCAATCCTGTCCGTAGTAAACGGGCAGCGCATCGGGCACTTTGACCGGCTTGCCATCGGAGGAAACGCAGATTTTAGTGTGTCTTGGGTATGGGACGCGCAGCTCGGTCGCTACGTGCTCTGCAGCAATAACTCGTAGGGGAGGATGATAAAAAATGCCACTTGAAACAACGGCGGCGCTGCGCGTCGACATGCTCGACCCGGGCGCGCCGCAGATCATTCACGCGGTACAGGATGACAGCAACAGCCGCAAAATTGCTTTTAGCATCTACGCGGGCGGCGCGCAATGGGCTGTGCCAGACGGTACGCTTGTGACCGTCCGCTACAAAAAGCCGGACGGCACCGCTGGATTTTACGACACGCTGCCTGACGGCAGCACGCCGGCTGCGACGATCGACGGCAACGTCGTGACCGTGGCCCTCGTGCCGCAGGCTTTTACGGTGCACGGAAACGTACCGGTACAGATCAAGCTGTACGATAGTGCGGGCACCAGCATCGCGACGTTTGCGGTCGTGATGCACGTCTTGGCCAACGTCGTCTCAGACGCGGAGATCGTCTCGTCGGATTACTACAGCGTCCTGACCAAGCAGATTGCCGATGTACTCGCGGCGGCGGAAGGGATCGAGGGCAACGTCACCGCCGCGCAAGAGGCGGCACGACAGGCGGCATCTTCGGCCAGCGCAGCGGCAGGCTCCGAGACGGAGGCTGCCAGCTCGGCGAGTACAGCCTCCACCGCGGCCGGTCAGGCGCAGACAGCGGCCACCAATGCGGGCACGTCCGAAACCAACGCCGCCACCAGCGCAAGCAACGCGGAAGACGCCAAGACCGCAGCAGAGACGGCAGCCAGCAACGCCAGCGGAGACGCGGCTGCGGCCGAAAGTGCGAAAACGGCAGCGCAGACCGCGGCAACAAACGCGGAAAACGCGGCGGCGCCTGTGCTTGCCATACTGTCCAGCGGGGCCGGTGCGCATAATTCCATCTACCGCGGCAAAAACCTAGGTACGAGCGTGACCGCCGCACAATGGGCGGCTATTGCGGATGGTAGTTTTACTGACCTGTACATCGGTGATTACTGGGTGATTGGCGATGTGACCTATCGTATCGCTGCCTTTGACTATTATTACAGGACAGGGGATACAGTCTGCGATACTCACCACGTCACGCTTGTCCCAGACGGCAATATGTATACGCACGCGATGAATGACACAAACGTCACTACTGGCGGCTATGTAGGCTCTAAGATGTACACCGAAGGACTAGAACAGGCTAAGACCACCATCAAGGCGGCATTTAGCGGTCATGTCCTCTCTCACAGAGTATATCTGACAAACGATGTAGCTGACGGACACCCTTCTGCTGGTGCATGGTGTGACAGCGAGGTTGATCTGATGAATGAACAGATGGTATACGGCGGTGCTATTTTCATGCCGATTGCCAACGGTTCGGCAGTCTACGCGAACAATCGTGTCGAAAAATCACAGTTGCCGCTGTTCGCTCACGAGCCGAGCAGAATTTGTAACCGTGATAACTGGTGGTTGCGTGATGTTGTTACCGCATCCTATTTTGCCTTTGTTGACACTTACAGTAATGCTTACTCCTACGACGCCAGTTACTCTTATGGCGTTCGCCCGGCATTTTCGATCATCGGCTAAGGGGGGGGTAAGGCGAGCAATGGAAAACATTTTTGTAGCGATCATCACCGGCGGGCTCGCGCTTGTCGGCGTGATCATCACCAACGTCACCGGCAACCGCCGCGCAGAAGAAAAGCTCCGGGTCGCGCAGGCGATCACGGACGCGAAGATCGAAGAGCTCACGCGGGAGGTGCGAAAACATAATAATTTTGCCGAAAAAATCCCCGTAATACAAGAGCAAATCAAGGTCGTAAACCACCGCCTTGCAGACCTGGAGGACATCGAAAGGAAGGATCACCCATGAAAACAAAGTGGAAAAATTGGCTCAAGGCCGCGGGCGTCCGCGCCGTGAAAACAATCGCGCAGACCGCTGTCGCGACGATCGGCACCTCTGCGGTGCTCGGCGAGGTGGACTGGATCGTGGTAGCCAGCGCGTCGGTGCTCGCCGGCGTGCTCTCGCTCCTCACAAGCGTTGCCGGCCTGCCGGAGCTGCCCGACACGGACGGCGACGGTTTTCCGGATTAGGAAAGGACAATCCGAAAAGAGGTGATATAAATTGATTATGCACGAGATCACACTGGACGGATACGCTGCGCAGTGCGACGAACAGCCGATCCGCCTCGGCACGGAGGGCAGCTACGGCGTGGAAAAATTGCACGTGATGCGCAAGGGTGAATGGGTAGATTACGATATTATCATCGCTTTCCATCCGCCAAAAGGAGACGCCGTGCAGCTGCGCCTTGGCGCGGATAATTCCGTTTCTGTACCTGCGGAGGCTACTGCATCGGCAGGCACGGGAGAACTCACGTTTGCAGGCTACACGGACGGCGTGCGGCAAATCTCCGTAAGCCAAATCTATCGCGTGGCTACAACCGCAGGCGTGAGCGGCACTGCCCCCGCAGAACCGACGCCGGACATCGTGCAGCAGATTTTGTCGGCGGCGAGTAATGCAGAGGAGATTGCCCAAAGCGTCCGTGATGACGCTGATGCAGGTAAATTTAATGGTGCGCAAGGCCCCAAAGGCGACACCGGACCCATCGGCCCGGTCGGCCCGCAAGGCCCAACGGGTGCAACTGGTCCGCAGGGGCCGATAGGCCCGCAGGGTGAACAAGGCCCCATCGGCCCGCAAGGTCCGCAAGGCCCTAAAGGTGACACCGGCCCTGCCGTAGCACTGGACACCACCCTCACTCACAAGGGCGAAGCCGCTGACGCAAAAGCCACAGGTGACGCTATCAGCGCAGTCAAGGCGCGGCAGAACATCCTTGTGGGCAGTAAGACCGGTAATCCGGTCGCCGTTGAAGATGCTTTTACAGCGCCGCTGTGCGGCCTGACCGTGTACGGCAAGAGCACGCAGGACGGCACACCCACGCCGGATGCACCTGTGCCTATTGTGAGTGCAGGGGATAGTGGGAGCGTGGAGATGAAGGTGACGGGAAAGAATCTGCTAAACCCGGCGCTGTTCCAAAATAATAAATATCAGAATTTCAATGTAGAAACCGGTTATTATGAGATAACAAGTACAGATAGTTATTGGATAACAGGCTTTCAACCGTGCTTACCGAATACAACCTATCACTTTAATGTGGTCACGGAAGGCGGTTGCTTTTATGATAAAAATAAGAATCCAATCGGTACGATCGGATTTGAGTATACATTTAAAGCACCGGCGAAATGCGCGTATTTTTGTGTCAATTTTTCAGTGTCAACAACGCCCTATGGCACGCCAATCATTGCAACAGTGAGTGACTCCACTGCCTACTCCCCCTACCGCGAACAGCTCCTCACGCTCCCCACTCCCAACGGCTTACCCGGCATCCCTGTCGCCTCTGGCGGCAACTACACTGACCCACAGGGACAGCAGTGGGTGTGCGACGAGGTGGACTTGGAGAGAGGGCTGAAGGTGCAGAGGATTGATAAGGGTGCTTTCGACAGCACAAAAACGCTGGCTGAGCAAAACGTGATTCTCGCCACCCCTATCGAGACTCCGCTCACCCCTGACGAGATTGCCGCCTACAAAGCCCTCACCGCTTACGCGCCCGACACCGTGGTACAAGCCAACGATGGCGCTGGTATCAAGCTGGACTACCAGAGGGACGTAAATCTCGTCATCAAAAATCTTGAGGACGCCATTGCGTCCATGACTACCACATTAAGAGAGGAGGGCGCAGAATGGAAAACGTGAAGGAAACGAAGGAAAATGAACTTAACGAAGAAGCTTTGAAAGAGCTCTCGAACAACAAAGGAGATGAGGACTAAATGGCATACACAAACAGCGCACTTGTAAATCACACTCGTATCTCGCCCAATAGAAACAGCCCCAGAAAGCACGCGATTGATACAATCACGATCCATTGCGTGGTTGGACAGGTGAGCGTGGAGACGCTCGGAAACATCTTTGCTAATCCTAATCGTGGTGCCTCCTCCAATTACGGCATCGGCTACGATGGGCGTGTAGGTATGTACGTGGAGGAGCGCGACCGCTCTTGGTGCAGCTCGTCTCCCGATAACGATCACCGCGCCGTAACGATTGAGGTGGCATCCGATATGTCGGAGCCTTACGCCGTGACGGGCAAAGCATACGCGGCGCTTATCAACCTCGTTGCGGACATTTGCAAACGCAACGGCATCAAAAAACTCGTATGGAGCACGGATAAAAACACCCGCGTATACCATCGCAACAGCGCAAACATGACGGTACACCGCGATTTTGATAATAAATCTTGTCCGGGCACGTACCTCTATAATCATCACGCCGATATTGCCGCCAAGGTCAACGCAAAGCTTGGTGCGGCGAGCACACCGGCAAAGCCTACACCCAAGCCGAATACGCCGAAGCCCACCTGCACGGGCGATCTGACGTATTCCGCATACGCGGGGCGCCATTGGCTCCCGCAGGTAAAAAACTGCGAGGACTACGCGGGCAACTTTGGGCAGGCGATGGAAGGACTTAAAATCAATGCCAAAAACTGCGATATTTATTATCGCGTTCATCTCCGGGGTGGCGGTTGGCTCCCGGAGATCAAAAACAGCGGCGCAGGTGCAGACGGCTACGCGGGCATTTACGGCGAGCAGATTGACGGCGTACAGATACGCACGCCCATCGGTCACGTGGATTGCCGCGTACATATCAAGGGCGGCAGCTGGCTTAGTTGGGTGCGCTTTGGAAGCAAGTACAATTCCGGCGCAAACGGCTACGCGGGCATTTACGGCTCGGCCATTGATGCAATCCAGATGGAGTAAGATGTTAAAAAACCGATAAATTATCACATTGATTTGCAAATTGTTTGCTAAAACAGCAAAATAGGCATTTTTTAACAGTTTGCAAGCAAAGCAAAAGGCGCAGGGCCTCATCTTTTCGATGGGCGCTGCGCCTTTTTTGTTTTTTACAAAGCTATTTGCGGGATGCTTTAATGGTTTTTGTTGTTGTATTATACGGCTCGTAAGTTCGGACGGTCGCAACGCTGATATTTAGAGCCTGTGCAATGTCCGCATTCTTCATTCCTCGGTCGTACATGTCACGTATTTGTTGCGCAATCGGTGGAAGATTATCGTAAATATTGCGCGTGATTAAGCATCTACATACCACATAGGGCGTTACGCCGTAGTGCTTAGCCGTTTCCAAAAGGCTTTTCGTTGCTTGATATGTGGCGACCACCTCATCAATGGCGATTTTGTTCGTGGGATCGGTAGGGTGCTCTAATCGGTACTTAGCTAAACATTCCGGGGAGCAAATGTCGAGCTGAAACACTACCGCATCTTCGGCCGAAAACTCTTTGCCGCATACGGAGCAAAATCTAATGCTACTGGCTTGCGCACGGTCGGCTTTAATGGCTTCTCGGTCAAGGTACTCTTTGTTCCACTCGCGGGAGATGAGATTTCTTTTTTTTTGCGCCATTAAAGGCGCACACTCTGGGCAGTATCTTTGCAGTCCGCTATTAACAATGTAGTCCTTGCCGCAGTTTTCGCATTGATCTATACTGCCGAGTTTGCGCCGCGGAGGATGTTGATTCCGCTTACGGCGGGAAACTCTTTCGCGTTCGGCTCTGCACGTCGGACAATACCATGCACGGGGACCGCCTTTAAATGTGGTTCCGCACGTGCGGCATGTACGATCTTTAAGCTTAACAGCAAAATTAGCCTTTGATTTTGCTGCGCACGCTTCACACAAAAATTGATCTTCATAGCGGCGTTCAAACGGCGCGCCGCATTTAACGCACTTTCTTGTGGGCATCTTCGTTCCTCTCCGTTCTCAAATCTCAAAATCTTCGCTGTACTTCTCGTAATGCTTATCACAATAAGCATTATAAAACTCCTGCTCATCTTCAATGCCCTGCGCGTGGAGTTCTTCACGGATTTCGTCGTCCATCATCATAACCGCTGCTTCAAAATCAATCGTGTTGCCGTTGTAGTCTTTAATTCTTTTCATTTTGGTTTCCTCCGTTTGGATTGTTTTTATTTTGTGTCCTTGTCCTTTTGACACTTATATTATACAGCAACAGCTATATAAAGTCAAGTGCTTTTTCAAAATTTTTTTAAAAAATCTTGATTTTTTTCGCAAGACAAGCTATACTATTAAACGTTCGGATTTCCTCCGAACATGTCGCCCCGGAAACGAGGCGTAGGATTGAAATGAAATTGTTTTTGCCGTCCTTTTGACAATTTCGGCACAAACAGGCAAAAACCCCGGTAGCTGATTAGCATACCGGGGTTTTTGCTTTTACTCGTCGATTTCTCGCAAATCCTCCGCCCGAATCGATAGGGCAGAGGACAATTTGCAGACCGTATCAAATTGAGCTTTGTTGATGTTGCGATTTTTGCACTCATATTGCTGTATCATTCGGACGTTTACGCCGGATTTGCTCGCTAATTGGGATTGAGATAATCCGGCGGCTAAACGTAATCGCTGTAAGTTTGTCATTTTTGAGCTCCTTTACTTTATTCGGTGGATCGTGGGCAACATATTATCCGCATTGCCTGCATTTACAAAAATCGGCGCTACCCATTTACGGATCAGCTTACGCGTACCATCTTTTAAACCCTCCTTAAAAATTCCGGGCAGATGTAATGCCCCACATAGAGAGCCACAAGGTGATGTAGTTTACATCATCCTCGTCACAATCTTCCCACGGCGTTTCCGGGTCGTTGGCGATCTCTTCAATAAAATCAATTTCATCGGTTACGCCGCTGTCTTCAAGCGCGGTAAGCGTTAAACGACCTTCCTCTGTTTCAAGCAGCCAGTTTTTGTTAAGTCCTTCGATGCCGCTATAAAGCTTGTAAGTGTTTTTGCCGATGGTAATGTAAGTTTTTTTCATTGTTCACGCCTCCTTAAACTCTCATAAGGTTTTCCCAGTAGTTGTCCGAGAAAGCGTAATCGATTTCAAGACGCCAGTTTTCAATGCGCATCAAGCAATAGTAGCCGTCACCGTTTTCGTCGATACGGTCTTTAATTCTGTACGTGTACTTTGCGGTGCGATACTCGGTAGAGCCGTTGGCGATCATTTTCTTTGCGATAGCTTCAAATCTTTTCATTTTGGTTTCCTCCGTTTGGATTGAATTGATTTTGTGTCCTTGTCCTTTTGACACTTATATTATACAGCAACAGCTATATAAAGTCAAGTGCTTTTTCAAAATTTTTTTAAAAAATCTTGATTTAGAAGACAAGGACGCAAAAATCAGCGTGTTGCATATCGTGTTGCATTTTGATAAAAAACGGCTTAATTACATCAAAAACAGTTTCAAAACGTAAAAATATTTTTTAGAAAAAATAAAGAAAAATCCGCATGAAATCTAAGTTTTTTAGACTTCATGCGGATTTTGAGTTTGGTGCAGGTAACAGGACTTGAACCCGTAATATATATACGTAAAACCCGCATAAACTCTATGTATTTTGAAACATGTGTTGCTTTTTGTGTTGCATTTTGCTTTTATCCGTAAGATTTTGTAAATCGGTCAACGATTTTTGCGTTAAAGTCCTTTTGCTCATCGGATAAAACGTGCTCGTAGATTTTGTCGAGGACATCGCGGTTTTCCCACCCTCCGCGCTGCATGATATAGAGGTCCGGCACGCCCATAGCGTGCAGGACGGAAGCGGAATGGTGTCGCAGATCATGAAAGCGGTACGGCTTACCCAACACGCGCATGGAGAGCGTGCGGAAGAGGTTTGAGATTGTAATAGGCGAGTACGGGCATACGCGCTCATTATCTATGCTGCGCAGCTCATCAACAATAAATTTCGGCAGCTCCACAAATCGAGTACCGGCGGTTGTTTTGGTAGACTTGATAACATACTCGTGATTATCGTCACAGACCATAGCTTTGTTAACCATGACGCCGTTATCATGCACGTCGCTTTGCGTCAGCGCGCATATTTCAGAGCGGCGCAGGGTGCCTACAGCAGCCAATAAAATAGCCTGGTGCATATTAGTGCCCTCTGCTGCCTCCAGCAATGCCTTTACCTCCGCTTCGGTGGGGATTGTGATCCTTGCCTTTTGTTTCTGGGGCAAGCCCGTGGAGAGCTGGAAAGAGGGATAATATACGCCCAGCACGGCAGATAAAAGGCCATGGGCATTGCGCACGGTTTTGGGTGCATGATTTGCCGCGAACTGGTTTATGGAGCGCTGCACAGCCTCCTGCGTGATGTCGCGCAGCTTCAGCGGCATAATGTCTTGTAGGTCGTTCCGGGCGCTTCGGCGGTATTCGCGTATCGTAGAGGGCGAGAGCACGTTGGTTTTGCTGTCGATATAGCGCGTGTATGCCTCTTTCAAGGTCATGTCTCCGGCGGATGCGGTGCGCTGCTTTCCGTCCAATTTGTATTCTGCCGCCATGTATTCGGCTTCTTTTTTTGTTGTGGCGGTAAATGATTTGTAAATCCGCTTTCCGGTGGCGGGGTCCGTGTAATCGTATAGATTCACGCGCCAGTTACCGGAGGGCAGTTTTTTAGCTTTTGCCATTGTAAAAACCTCCTATTATTTAAAAATCCCGTGGATACAGACGTATCTACGGGATTTTATTATTTGAGCAAACGCCCAAAGGGGAGTAAACTTCCGGAAACGGAACGATCCTGTATCCAGCCGCGATCTAAGTCTGCGATGTCGTAGCCAAAAAGGAAGCAAAAGAAAAGCACAAGGATAATACAGATAGCCAAGCAAATCCGAACGAGCCGCCGATCTTCGTTGTGTTGGCGCATAAATTGTGCTTCTTGCTGCGCGAGCCTTACAATTTTATCTTCGCGTTCAAACTCAATGCTTTTCTTCAGATACGCGATCCGCTCGTTTCCAGAGTCTTCGTCCGGCAGCGGCGGTGTAACAATATCATACTTGACGGCAGCAAGGATAGACTTAAGCACAACAATGCTCGGGTCGGCCTGCCGCTTGAAAATGCGAATGATTGTACTTTGAGAGACATTACAAGCGTCCGCAACGTTTTGATAGGATAAGTTGAGCGAGACGCGTCGAGCTTCCAGTTTAGGCACAAGCGCGTCTAAATTGATTGTCGAAAAATCCATAAGAAGCACCTTTTTTGCAATTTAAGTCATATATAAAGTACCGTCATTCAATTTTGAGTATTTACACCACCGTTTGGAAAGATTATCCTTAAATTAAACAAGCGGCTGTCCCATATTATCCCGGAAAGCTCCGACAAGGATCATGACAAGATCAACAATACAACCAACACCGCCAAGGCCAAAGGTGAAAAGCCAAAGGATCCCCGTCCCAGTTTTATGCACATAAAAACGATGAACGCCAAAATAGCCAAAGAACAGGCACAGGAAGAACGCTACCCATTTCTTTTTGGGGACATATCCGTTGGTATTTGCAATGTTTATAGCCGGTTGCTGTGCAGCCTTTGGTGATTCATCCGACTTCCGTTTCGGATTGGATTTTGGCAACAACGAAGGAACGCCAACGGTGGTTTTGTGGTATATCGCGCTTTTGACCGACTTCGAGGGGTCTTTGATAAACCCAACGCCCTTTTTGCCGTAAAAAGGATTGACCGCTCTTTTCATTTCTCTTTTCAGCTTGCCGGTGGTACGCGCTTTGAACCGAGCTTTGTAGTTAGGTTTCCGAATACCGAATTTCATATTCTACCCTCCCATCAATATTTATTGCGTTCAAAATCGTAAATGTGAGCAATCACAATAATTTATCTGTATCATATCACTAAAAACGCACGTAGTCAACAAATAAATCAAAAATTTTTTTATCAAAAGAACGGAGTTGAACAAATGAAGACAGTAGAAACAAGGGAAGAAAACAGAATCCGAAAAAACTTAATAGACGCAATTTCAGAAATGCTGCTGGATCTCCCCGTAGATACTTTGCGAAAGATTTACATATCTGTATCAATATGGGCAGGGAAAATGTAGGCGCACAAAGCAAAAGGCGAGGACCGTTAAAAATTCGGTTCTCGCCTTTTTTATTTGTCTTCCGACAGTATTTCGTGAAGCTTCTCGATGTACTTTACAAAAACCGGGAAAGCTTCATCGGGTAGTTGCGCCATGGCGCGAATCAATCGACTTTTGTCATCGTCTTCGATTTGCACCCGCGCAAAAATCTCCGCAAGCTCTTCTTCGCGCGTTCGTGGCTTAAACATTTCTCCTGCGCCGGTTCTTAGCCAGATCAAATCAACGCCAAAAACGCGACAAATATCCGAAATAGAGCGTTTGCTTGGATCACGTTGCCCGATTTCGATCATCGCAATATAATTGCGAGATAATCCAATTTGTGATGCAAATTGCTCCTGTGTTAAGTCTAACGCTTGCCGAAGCGCTTTAATCCTTGTACCTATATTGTCCAACATTGTCACCTGCCTTTATTTATATAATAACAGGTTTTGTTGGCTAAGTCAACAAATAATTCAAAAAAATCAAAAAACGCAAAAAAGAGTGTTGACAAAGTGACACATAAATGCTATCATATAGTCACAAAGCAAACAAAAAGTAAAGGAGATGTGACAATGAGCGAAAAATCGAAACAGAATGTAGAGAAAATTGCGCAGCTGGTTGAAGAGTTTCCAAGCGACAAACGCGCACTTGCCGTGAAAATGGCAGAGATTTACGCCACGGGCCTTGCGGACGGCGTGGAACTGGTAACGATGCGCACCGAGCGCAAAGACGCAGACGCGACTGACCCGAAAGCGGTGTGAGTTAAGGACAGAAAGGAGAAAGCGGAATGAGAATGGAAGACCGGGCACGAAAAGAAGCATTAAAAGTGGTACTGCCGTACATTTTAATGCTTCTCGCCCCGATTTTAGGCACGCTAATCGCGGTTTTGATGTTGTGCTTTTTTAGCTAAGCTTAAAGGCCGCCCCCCAGCTTTACCACATGCCGCCCACCAACTGATCCTCCATTAAAAGCCATGAATATACACTCCTTTCGTCTGAACAAACATAGATACTGCATGATTTTTGCTTTGGGCGGCAGATGGTAGGGCTGGGGACAAAAACACGAATAACGAAAGAGGTGGTAAAAAATGCCAAGATTAAAACCGTCGCCCGCAGAACAGCGGAGGCAGACTTTTAGGTCGATTATGCGTTATAACGCCGACCGCATGGGCCTGACGACCGACGAGAAGACCGCGAAATACTTGGGTATATCCCCGCAGCTTTACAGCTACCGTATGCGCCACCTTTCGGCGTGGTCGTATGAGGATTTGTGCAACATCTTTAAAAAACTGCGTTTCTCGCAAAGCGACATCGAGACGCTGTTTAAAAATTAAAGGAAAGGAGTGATAAACATGATCTTAGTTTTGTGCGGCAGTATCGCCGCCGGATGTGCGATCATCACGCTGGCCTACGGCGCGGAAAAAATCCTCGAAAGAGCCATAAAGCCGCCGAGAAAAAGGAAAAGAGCCGCCCGACCGGGCGCGGAGATCATCGACATCGGCAAATACCGCAGCTGGCGCGACGCCGTGCGCGTGTATGAGACAGTGACAACGGATAGAAAGGAAAAGCAAGCATGAAAGTTTATAAGGGTACAGACAAAAATATGCAATGCCGAGGCAAGCAATACGTGCTCGGCAAAAAAGAGATCGATGACGGCGCGATCCGTTGCGGGAATAAAGGCTATCACTCCTGTGAGGCTCCGTTTGATGTGCTGCAGCATTATCCCAATATCAACGGCAATCGTTTTTTTGAGGCAGAAGCGGGTGGCAAAATCGATAAGGCAGAAAATGATGATACCAAATTAGCATCATCAGAATTGACACTCAAAAGCGAAATTAACTTTGCGGGACTTGTAAAAGCGCAAATAGAGTACACCCGCAAAAAAGCCGAAAATGGGACCGTAGGCGGCGAAGATAGCAACCTCATAGGCGACAACTGTAGCAACCTCGTAGGCGGCAACTGTAGCAACCTCGTAGGCAGCGGCAGGAGCAACCTCATAGGCGGCGGCAGGAGCAACCTCGTAGGCGGCAACTGTAGCAACCTCGTAGGCAGCGGCAGGAGCAACCTCATAGGCGGCAACTGTAGCAACCTCATAGGCGGCGGCAGGAGCAACATCGCAGGCGGCTCCTCATCAGTAATCGTGGGTGTACATGAATGTAAAGCAAAAGGTGGGCTCCGCTCCGTGATCGTTTTAACTGAGTGGGGGTTTGACGCAAACGGCAATTATGCACCCATAGACGTAAAAGCGGAAATTATTGACGGTGTGCGGATCAAAACTGATACGTGGTATAAGCTCAAGAATGGCGAGCTTGTCGAGGTAGATGGATGAGAGCAAAAAAAGTGCCCCGGACTGCGGGAACAGTCACAGGGGCACAAAGACAAATTTACCGCTATTAGTTTAGCAGAAACGGGAGGAAAAGTCAATGGTAAGTTGGAGCCCATAGAGGCGCACGAAAAATCAGCCGCAGGAGAGGAAGACCCCCCTGCGGCATTATTGGAGCAAAAAACAAACGGACACGCCAAAAGCTCAAAAAATACGCCGGAAACGGCGTTTAGCGAGCTCGTAATGGGTATTATCAAACGGACGGAGCGAAAAAAGGGAGAGAACAAAAAATGCTGTACAGCGGCGAAAATTATGAATATCTCTTTGATGTATCGGAAGAGATAACAAAAAATGCCTTTGCAACTCTAAAGCATGATAATGTCGCACTTTATCGCACCAAAACCGTCAAGGCGGGCAACATGCTCGAGGTGGAGATATACCCGATTTGGAGCACCCGCGCGGAAGCGGTTCGCGCGAAAAAGAGAACGTCCCGCGAAGCACAAAAAAATTTGAACGATAAAAACGCAAAGAAAAAACTGATCCGTAAGATCAATGCAAACTTTACGAAGGCGGATATCTGGGTGACGCTTACATACAAAAACGGTGTGCCAGATGAAGAACAGGCTCGGAAAGACATACGCAACTATTTGCGCAGAGTGCGCGAATGGAGGCGCAAACGAGGTATGACCGAGCTGAAATATGTGTACGTTATCGAGTACGGCGGCAAAGACGGCAGGCGGAAGCGAGTGCATCACCACGTCGTGATGTCCGGCATGGACAGGAGCGCCGCGGAAGAACTCTGGAACGGTAAAGGATGGGCAAACGCCAGAAAGTTACAGCCCGACGAATACGGCCTGGAGGCATTGGCACGCTACGTGACGAAAGAGGCAAACGGCGGAAAGCGGTGGTGCGCAAGCCGAAACCTCTCAGAGCCGAAAGAGACGACCGCAGACACAAAAATCAGCAAGCGCCGCGTAGAAAAGATGGCGACAGACTTTGAGGGCGCCCCTGCGTTGATTTTTGAAAAGTTGTTTCCGGCGTATGATTTTACAGACTGCGAGGTAAAACGTTCAAATTTTGTTGCAGGTGCGTACATATATGCCCGGATGCGCCGCCGCCCGGACGAAAAGCCAAAAAAGAAACGGAGGAAGGCAAAAAATGCAGAAGAATAGCGCACAGCGTGCGCCGGTGCCGACGGAAAGCGTAGAGCAGCAGCTCCTTTTCCGATGGGCAAGATTTTACGTGAGCAAGTACCCGGAGCTTGCTTTGCTGTATCATATCCCAAATGGAGGTTCGCGGCGAAAATCGGAAGCGGGACGATTTAAGGCAGAGGGCGTAAAAGCCGGAGTGCCGGACTTGTTTCTTCCGGCAGCGCGCGGGGACTTTTACGGCCTCTATATCGAGATGAAACGGAAAGCGGGCGGACGCGTGAGCGCAGATCAAAAAGTGTGGATCGATGCCCTTAGTAAGCAGGGGTATGCCGTGCGCGTATGCTTAGGTTGGGAGGATGCTGCCCGCACCCTCGAGAAATACTTGCAGCTCGGCGAGTTTGGCAAAAACAGGAGGTAAATTGAATGAGTGCAAGCAATAGCATACATATCATGGGCCGTATTACGCGCGACCTCGAATTGAAATACACGGCAAGCGGGGTAGCAGTCTGCGCATTTGCGGTAGCGGTCTCCCGTAGCTACAAGGACAGTGACGGAAACTACCCCGCGGATTTTATCGACTGCGTTGCATGGCGCACAACGGCGGAATTTGTCACAAAACACTTTCGCAAGGGCGCAATGATAGCAATCTCGGGCGAGCTGCAAACGCGCATGTACACGGACAAAGACGGGAACAAGCGGAAAGCGGTGGAAACGCTTGTAAATAGCGTGGCATTTACCGGCGAAAAGGCAGACGGCGCCGGAAGCGGAAGCACGCGCCCACCGATGCCTACCACACCGCCGCAAGTTGCCGCAGAAGAACCGACGTATGACGAGATAGAATATAGCGTAAACGATGAGGATTTGCCGTTTTAAGGAGGGACACAAAAAATGAAAGTTACCTTTACAGCGCCGAATAAGCTTACAAAAAAACAGACGTACCCGCCCGATAAGATCAAAGAATACAAAAAGCTCGTGCGGGAGAGATTTTTGGAAGAAACGCAGAACAGTCGCTTTGCAGAAGACGCGCCGCTTGAAATTTGCATTACAGTCCTCGCGAAAATGCCCAAAGGCGCAACGCCGGAAGAGCAAGCGCGAATCTATAATGGGAGAGCCAACAACGCCAAAACGCCGGACTTAAACAAAATCACGAAAATTGTGTGCGAGGCGCTTGAGGGAGTAGCGTACAAAGATACTGTGCAAATCACAAAGGTATCTGCCATAAAAGCTTGGAGCGTATACCCGAGTGTCTGGGTGACGATAGAGGGAGAGGAGCGCAAAAACGATGGACATACGTAAATTTAGCGCAACAGGCATTAAAGAGCCGTACTACATAATGCTTTCGGGGACAAATCGGCGGGCGAGCTGCCGAGGCTGCATATACCGTCGCGGGATAGGTTCGCGCGGAGACCGATACAGCGTGTGCTGCTATTGCTACGATACGGGCCTCCCACGCGGATGCCCGCCAGAAAAGTGCGATAAGAAACGGAGGAAAACATGAAACGAAAAGAAATCCTTGAAGCCGCTATGCGCTGCGTGTGCGGCGACCGCGAGCAGGACTACGGCACGCCGGAGAGAAATTTTGAGTTGATCGGCGAGCTGTGGACGACATACCTCAAAGCAAAATGCGTAAGCCCGGAAGCGGATGTTTGCATAAACGGCGAAGATGTTGCGACGCTGATGTGCCTTTTTAAAATTGCCCGCATTGCAACGGGTAGAGGCAAAGCCGATAGTTTTATTGATCTTGCCGGGTACGCAGCTTGTGCCGGAGAGCTGGCAACGGGAGGCGGCGCAGAATGAAAGCTTTACAGCAATACCAAATGAGCAAAGCGGAAAAAGCGGCGTTAAAAGCGGAAATAGCGAGGCAGGTGCATGAGCTTGACGAAAAGTTTTCGGCTGAAATCTGCTCCATGCTGCTTTGGGCATTGCATGAAGAGTTTGGTTTCGGCGCCGACCGCCTCCGCCGCGTTTGGGACTGCGTGGCGGTGCACCGAGCGGAATTGCTCAAACATTACGACATGCAGGATAACGCCGAATTTATTTTGCTTTACAAGCTGCGCCAGATCGGCGTGGACGTAGAAAAGTGGACGGCAGAACCGCAAACGCAAAAGGTGGTGCTGAAAGAATGACGCAGCGTTTGGGCCCATGCCCGCAGAACTGCCCGGACAGATACGCAAACGAGTACGAGACTTGTCACAGTAAATGCCAAAGGTACATGAGATACAAACTGACAAAACTGCTTGAGAGTAAGCAGCGCGCGAAAGCAATAGACGAGGTAGGCTTCCACCGCGACGTGCGAAAAGCCGTTGAGAAAAAACGCGAAAGGAAGATTAGATATGACAACAGATGAACTCATCGAAAGGTGGATAAAACTATGATACGAGAGAAATTGCAAGTGTTGTTGGGACTATCGAAGCAGTTAACAGAGAGTATTTATACTACATCGGAATGTGCGGAGCTATTTTGCGAAGATTGTGCCTATAACGCTATTTGTGGAGCCGCTAAACTTACGCTTGACTTGATAGAGTATCAAATCTATAGATACGAGGCTAAAGGAGAATTGGAAGATGATAACGATTAGCACAAAAGATTACACTACAGAGCAGCTAAAGCACCTTGCATTTGGTTTGTGCGTTGCGCAAGACAGAATAATGAAAAGTAAGGATTGCAAATACGACTCTGTGTGTGTAACCGATTGCAAAGCCTACGTGATATGCACTGATTTAACTAACACATGTATTTATTTGATTAAAAAGATAAAAGAACGTGAAGTGCTTGAAGCATACAGATACTACACCAGGGAAAGCGAAAGGAAAATCAGATATGACAACAGATGAACTCATCAAGGCGCTTGAGCGCATGAAATCGGAGACCGGCTCGCTGGAATATCCCTTGTGCAGCCTTAGCTGCTGGCATGAGCATAACTGCGGCGTGCATGGGTGCGCGGTTATTCGAGAGGCGATAAAAACCGCAAAGCTGTATCAAGCGGCGTATAAAGTGCTCAAGCGGCAGCGTGACTGCGGCACATGCCTTTACAACAATCCGTGCGGAATGGACGATTTGCGCTGTACGGTCTGCACGAGAGGGCAAAAATGGAGATGGGACAGGGGAGGCGGGCGATGACGAAAGAGCTTTTGGAGCAATACCCCGACATCTGCGCGGAGATTGAGGAACTTGAGCGCGAGAATAAAACGGTGATAAGCGATATAGTGCGCGGATCATCGGATGAGTTTCCGTTTACCGAGCACCCAATCACCGTGCGCGGGCTTGGGCCGCAGATATATGCCGAGCACATTGCAAAGCTTAAAGCGCAAAAGCAAGAGATAGAGCAATTTGTATTCGACATCAAAAGCGCATGGTTGCGGCGCGTTGTGATGCTTCGTGCGTTCCACGGCTATTCGTGGGACCGGGTCGCGGCGCAGATGAGCAAAAGCGGTAAAGTTCCGGCAATCAACACACTCAAAAGCCAGTATTACACTTTATTAAAAAGTGAGGACCCGGGTAAAAAATAATTTTTGCTTTTCGGCGTTTTTGTACCAAATGGTGCGATTTAATCTATATACTGGATAATAGAGATATTAGGTAGAGCGCCGGGGATTAGATTTCCCGGCGCTCTTGCTACGCAGGAGGCGCCGATGGAAAAACAGACAGTTTTAGAGAGCAACGCAGAGTACGAGGCGTTTGTGGACAAATTTAAGCCTAAGTTAACGACGGATGACTGCTACACGCCGCCGGAAGTATACGAGGTGGTAAAAAACTGGGCGTGTGCAAAATACGGGATTGATCCTGCAAAAATCGTTCGCCCTTTTTATCCGGGCGGAGATTATAAGAGTTTTGATTATTCCAACGGTGCAGTAGTTGTTGACAATCCGCCTTTTTCAAAATTCGTTCCGATTTGCTCGTTTTATCTAAGCGAGGGTGTCCCGTTCTTTCTATTCGCGCCGGCGCTTACGGCCTTTTCCGGCAGAAGTGTCGTGACGCGGATGAACCACATTATCTGCGACGCTAAAATCGTATACGAAAACGGCGCTGTGGTAAAGACAGCGTTTGTCACAAGCTACGGAGGCGACATCGTGGCACAGACGGCGCCCGAACTTGGTCGCGCGGTACAAGAGGCTGTGGGTAGATTAAAAGCCAAAAAATCCAGAACGCTGCCAAAGTACGACTACCCGGATAATGTAGTCACTGCGGCGATGCTTGAGCGGTACTCTAAGTACGGCATAGACTTTAAGGTGCGTCGCGATGAATGCACTGCTATCGCAAAGTTAGACGCGCAGGCAGAAGCCCAAAAAGCTATTTTTGGCAGCGGTCTCTTACTATCTGAACAGAAAGCAGCGGAGAAAGCAGCAGCGGAGAAAGCAGCAGCGGAGAAAGCAGCAGCGAAGAAATGGGAACTATCAAAGCGCGAATTAAAATTGATTGAGGAGCTCGGGAGGAAAGCGAAGAGATGAACAAAAAAGCATATCGCCCTTGCCCACGCTCAAGTGGTTGCGTTTGGGATACATACGCGAGGACGGGTGAGCATTTGTGTATGCTTATGGTTTGCCCGTATGCGCTCTGCGCCGCGCGGCTGACGGAGCGGCGGGAGGCCGAGAAGAACGAGCGCGGCGATTCTGAGGAGGATCATGAGCTTTGATTACAACGCGCCGAGATGGCGGAGGTTGCGAGCGTCTGTGCTGAGGCGGGATGACTATCTGTGCCGGTATTGTTTGCGGTATGGGCGGCGCCGTCAAGCGACGACTGTGCACCACATCGAGCACGCGGACGAGCATCCGGAGCTTGCGTATAACGCAGACAATCTTATCAGCCTGTGTGAGGCGTGCCACAACAAAGCGCATCCGGAAAAAGCGAAAAACACGGGGAGGTACAGAATATGAGAGATTACAGAGACCCCGCCCTCATCCGACGCGCCTTCCGGGGCTGGTAGGGACTGAGCGTGGCTTTTGCAGCAGCGGCACGCCAATCGTGTGCCTTCCTAACCGTCTGGTCATCCAATTTCAG